GTGCTTTTCATTGTTTATTACTAAGTATGATTTATATAAATAAGTATCTAAGAAAATATAAATTCAAAACGAATATAATAGGACAAATTTATGACAGTATTGTTTTTGATATGTGTCCTGAAGAAAAAGAAAAATTAAAGCCAGTTATTCGTTATGTGATGACAAAAAAAATTAAAAAAATGTTTCCGTGGATCATTGTCCCGTTAGAAATAGAAATGGAAGTTTCTGAAATAGACGGGAATTGGTATGAAATGCATGAGGAGAAAATATGAGTTATGATAAAATTATTGATGAAATTAGTAGAGAAATTGATAAAACATACAAACAGCTTTTTATTGATGGGCCTTATATAGAATATGATGGCGGATATTTGCTTGGTTTAATTGCAGCTTTGGAAATAATTAAAAAATACAATAATAAGGAGAAACAAAATGGCACTTGATAAAAAATATCGGCCGGGAAATTGGGATGATTTTTATGGAAATATTCCTACTGTAAAAAGTTTGAAGGCAGTGATTTCTAAGGATGATCCGCCCCATTCTTATTTTTTTTCCGGTCCGCCTGGTTGCGGTAAAACGACATTGGCAAGGATTTTGACAAATGAATTGGAATGCCATGTTAATGATTTAAGAGAAATTAACATGGGAAATAATCGTGGAATAGATACGGCTAGAGAAATAATTAATAATGTATATTTCCAGCCTATGTATGGAAAAACGAAAGTATATTTGCTGGATGAGGTGCATAAATCCACGTCAGAATTTCAAAATGCAATGTTGAAAATAGTTGAGGAACCGCCGGAACATGTTTATTTTGTTTTTTGTACCACGGAGCCGGAACGGGTAATAAATACAATTAAGTCCCGGTGTGCTTGTTATTCGGTTTCTTTGCTGCCTGAAAAAAGAATTAAAAAATTGTTATTTTCTATTTGTGAAAAAGAAAATATTGAATTGAAAGAGGAGTATTTTGATGAAATAGCAAAAGCCAGTGCCGGTTCACCCCGGCAGGCACTAATAATTTTGGACCAGGTGAAGGGTGTTGAAGAAAAATATATAACTAAGTCTATACAGAAATACAGTGATAGGGATGCCGTTGATGTAAAAAAATTATGCCGTGCTTTGTTAGAAAGAAGAAACTGGAAAGTAATTTCTAAAATTATTAAGGGGATAGAGGCAGAGCCGGAAACGGTAAGAAGAGCTGTATTAGGATATATGGCTGCGGTTGCGTTGAATAATTCTAATTCTCAAGCCTTTATTGTTATAGATAATTTTCAGGATAATTTTTTTGATTCTGGAAAGGCTGGTTTAGTATTAGCATGTTATTCATCTTTGCTATAAAAAAAGTTTCCTTTTTCAATTTAAAAATGTATAATATAATTATATAAGGAGAGTTTAATGTGAAAAAAAGAAAAAATACAAGTCGCTACGATTGTTTAGAAATTGAAAAGCAAGAAAGCGAAGAAAAAGAACAGAAACCTCAAAATGATTATGAAAAAGATTTAAAAATTAACAAGTATGATCTTGTTAATGAATTTAATAATCATCCGTTTTTGTATATGAAATATGTCAAGCTGGCAACGGAAGCGGATATTGAGGTAAGGAGGCTTAGAGAAAAAGTTGATTTTATCAAGGCAGAATTATACGTGCGTATTCGGGAAGAACGGGAAATGGCTAAGGAAAAGGTTACAGAGACAATTTTGGATAGTCTAATAAAGTTGGATGATAACTATCAAAAAGCATATGAAGACTATTTAGTAGAATTAGAAAACAGCAAAATATTGTCCGGGGCGGTAGAGGCTTTTTCACAAAGAAAATCCGGGCTGGAAAACACAGTAAAATTATTTTTGAATAATTATTATTCTCATCCTGTTGAGAGTAATGATGAAAATAAAAGATCTCTGGAACAAGAGGGATTACAAAAACTTTCAAGGAAAAAAAGGAGAAAAACTAATGACAAAAAAGAGAAATAAAAAAGGCAAAAAAAAAGGTAGTGTGAGTGATGCTCTCCGGAAGAGTGTAGACAACAGTGTAGAGGAAAGAAGCTCTGAGGGAACCGGATACGGAATTTTAAATTTTTCCAATTTGGATGTGAGTACTGATGAACTGCCTTTTTTTAAACCGAATAAAGGGAAAAACAGAATTGATGTGATCCCGTTTTGGGTAGAAACAGATAAACATCCGTCTGAAAGCGCCCGAAAAAATGGGGCAGATTATCGGATAAATGTTCATGTACATAAAGGCCTGGGCCCGGATAGAAACAAAACGTTGATCTGTCTGGAAGAAACGTATGGTAAACCATGTCCTGTTTGTGAAAAAAGACGAAAATTGCAGGAACAGGGAGCGAGTGCAGATTTAATTAAGATGTTAAAACCACAGTACCGGGTTTTGTACAATGTGATAGATTTGGACAATGAGGAAAAAGGGATTCAAATTATGGATGTTGCCTATTACTCATTTGAGAGGAATATTGTGGATGATGTTACTGACGGAAAAAAGGGACGGATATATTTTCCTGATCTGGAAAATGGAAGTACAATTATTTTTAAAGCAAAACCCAGTAAATTTCAAGGTCATTCTTTTATGAAAATTCTGGAAGGGAGTTTTGCTCTGGAAGATCGGGAAGAGGCTTATGAAGAATCTATTGTTGATGAAGCTTTTAAACTGGATGAAATGCTTATTGTTCCCACATATGAAGAAGCTAAAAAATTGGTTAATATGGTATCAGATGAAGATATGGATGAAGACGAAGATGATGATGATTGGGATGATGATGACGATAACGAAGTAGAGGAAGAAGAAGACGATTTTGATGATGACGATGATGATTGGGATGATGATGACGAAGATGATTATGACGATGATGATGATTGGGATGATGATGACGATAACGAAGTAGAGGAAGAAGAAGACGATTTTGATGATGACGATGATGATGAAATAGAGGAAGAGCCCAAAAAATCGGTTAAACGCAAAAAGTCAACAACTGAAAAAAAGACGAAAAAACCGGCAAAAACAAAAAGCATAAAATCTAAAAAGACGAAAACCAGGAATAGAAAATGAAAAAGGATTTAATAAAACTCAAAGACGCAATGGATATTGTTGAGCAATATCGACCCCGGCCACGGCGACAGACTATGTATTTTTGGGTTTTGAAGGAAAAAATCGGGGAATTTATTGACGGTCATTATTTTTTTGACCGTCAAAAACTTATTAAAATGCTTGAGGAAAAATATGGCAGCCAGAAGAAAAATAGTTGAAGAAATTGAAGAACGGGTGAAACGTCCCAAGTCAAATGAAAATAAAAAATTATTATCTACTGGATGTACTATTTTGGATTTGGTTACCGGCAAGTATCCGTATGGCATTATTAATATTGTTGGTGATACTTCTACCGGGAAAACATATCTAACATTAGAAACACTGGCCTATCTTATACAAAAAAATAATAAAAAAATAAAATGGTTTTGGGATAAGGCAGAGGGCCGGTTTTCTTGGGACACACAAAGTCGGTATGGGTATGAAATTTTAACTGAGGAAATGGAAAACCGAAAATCCAAAACGGTTGAGGACATGGCATTTAATTTACAACATGAACTTAAGTCTTTAAAAAAAGATACTGTTTTAGTATATGTTGTAGACTCTCTTGATGGCCTGTCCAGTGATGAGGAAATTATCCGGGACGAAAAAAAATATCAGGCAAAATCAAAAGGTAAAAAATTAGAAAAAGGAACATATGGAATGGGAAAGGCGCGTGATATGTCCCGGTTTTTTCGATTACGCACAAAAGACATAGAAGATAAAAAATGTCTTTTAATAATAATATCCCAGGTTAGAGAAAATATTGGGGTTTCGTTCGGGAGAAAATACCGGCGTAACGGCGGAAAGGGACTAGACCATTACGCTAATAGTATTGTGTGGTTGGCTGTTGCTGAAAGACATAAAAAGAAAGGTCGGGAAATTGGGGCAACAATAAAAATCAAGCCCGATAAAACTAGCAACGGAACTCCCGGCCGTGAAGGATTTATTGAGTTAATTTATGATTATGGTGTCGATAATGTTGGTACTAACATAAATTTTCTATATGACCTTAAAACGGATACCGGAAAAAATATATCTGATATGCATAAAAAATTATTAGACTGGGACGGGAAGGAACTAACCAGAAAAAAACTAATACGTTACATAGAAAAAAATGATTTAGAAGATGAATTGGAACGGAGGGTGGTTAGTAAGTGGAATGAAATTGAGGATAGTATTTCTAGTAAGGAGAGAAAACCGAAATGGCAATAAAAACAAGCAGTGCAAAAGCTAAGGGCCGGAACTTGCAAAAATGGGTATGTAAAAAATTGGCCGACGTGTTTAAACTTTCGCATGGTTATGCGGATACTGCGGACATAAAGCCCCGGCCAATGGGACAAAGCGGTGTTGATATTATTTTTAATTCGGATCAAGCGCAAGACCTATATCCATATTCCATAGAGTGCAAATCAACAGAGCACTTTAATTTAAATGAAACATTAAAACAAGCCAAGAAAAATTGTGTTTCGGGAACAGAGTGGTTAATAGTTTTAAAGAAAAAAAGTTTTAAAAATCCGATCGTAATTATGGATTTTGATGTTTTTGTTTCTTTAAATATAAGTAGGTTGTTTCGGATGGGTGCTATTGATGATTAAAAAATTAGTTATAAATAATTTTCAAAATTGGGAAAATGCAAAATTTAATTTTTGTCCCGGTGTTAATATAATTGTGGGCCCGACTGATTCCGGGAAATCTGCTTTTTATAGGATATTAAAATGGATTTTTCAAAATGTTCCGTCCGGTGACGGCTATGTCCAGCATGGTCAAGATATGTGCAAAGGGATTGTTGTGTTAGATGACAACACAAAAGTAATAAGAAAAAGAATAAAAAATAATAATGAGTATAAAATTATAAAAGGAGAAATTAAAAAATCATATAAAGCCTTTGGACAGAAAGTCCCTGAAGATATACAAACAGTAATAAATTTAGAAGATATTAATTTTCAGGACCAGAGCGATTCTCATTTTTTGCTTTCTAAAAGTTCCGGCGAAATTTCCAGATATTTCAATAAAGTTGTTGATTTGGAAAAAATTGATGATGTGATTAAGGGAGCGGAAAAGGAACGGCGCGAAACAGTAACAAAAATAAACTATATTGATAGCGAAATAAAAGAAGAAGAAAAAGAGTTACTTGAATATGAATGGATAGATGCGGCTGAAAAAGAATTATTGCAGTTAGAAAAATTGGAAAATGCAGTAGACAAAATAAAAGATAAAGTAATTAAGATTGATGAAATAATATTAGAAAATAAAAAAATAGAAGATTATCAAGTCGAAATAAATTTAAAAAATGCAAATAAAGAATACCGGGAAATTAATGTGAAACACGAAGAATTAAAAAGACATAAATCTATCTTGGAAAAATTAAAAAATATAGAAACATCTTTAAATGAATTAAATATCGGGATAGAGCAAACAACCAAATTAATATCTAAAAGCCAAAAAAAATATAATGAGGTAATGGGAGACCGTTGTCCCCTTTGTCAGGGAGAGATAAAATGATATCTAAAATTTTTATAACAGTATATATTATAATAACAATTGGATGGGTTTCTTTTTATTATAATTCAAAAATAAAAGAAATTATATATGATGATAATTTTAAAATTAAAGAAAATAATATCAATATAGCTACGGCTATTTGGGTGTCTATTGCAATTATTTGTATAATTTTATTATGGAGGAATGTATGAAACTTTTAAAAATTAAAATTAGATTGTCTATATATGTATTATTTTTATCTGTATTGATTTTAGCATGGGCGTTTGCTGTCTTGTATCCGTTATTTTTTTGGTATGAAAATCCTCAATGTACCCAGATGCAAATTTTAAGAAGATTTTGGAAAACATATTTAGTTTTTCTTTTAAATCTTCCTGTTATTTTTCATATGTTATATGTTTTGCGAAAGTGTAAAGGACAAAAAAATGACAAATAAAGTGGATGCAATTTTTTGTGCTGATTTGCACTTAATGGAACGGGTTCCGCCTTGTCGAACGGACAAAGATTTTATTAAAATACAATTAGATAAAATTTATTGGATTCTTACGTGGCAGGATAAATATGAATGCCCGGTGTTTGTTGCCGGGGACATTTTCGACAAATCCCGTTTGTCTAAAGAATCGGACATCAGGTGGATAGAAGTTTTCAATACTTCAAATAGGGGATTGTTTGTAATTCCTGGACAACATGATTTGCCGAATCATAATATAGAAAAATTTGGCGATTCTTCTTTGGGAGTTGTTGAAAAGTCTGTTGAAGATTTCTTTGTTGATCCTGTTCCGTTCGAA